CAAATATCCAATTGGGTACCGAAAGAGGCGAAGCACCCGATGCGGCAGGTACTGGACGGCGTTTCTCTCATATGCTTGCTATTGCTCCTAACGCTTCTTCTTCTATTATTATGGGTAATACTTCTCCCTCTATTGAGCCCTTACGTGCGAATGCGTATCGACAAGATACTCTCAGCGGTTCTTCCTTGAATAAGAACAAGTGGTTGAATAGAGTTATTGAAAAATATCTTGCAGGTGATGGAGAGGTAGTATCACAAAATGACTACAATGATATCTGGTCTTCAATCATTGCAAACGATGGCTCAGTTCAACACCTCACATGGTTGTCAGACTGGGACAAAGATGTATTCAAGACTTCAATGGAAATTGACCAACGATGGGTTATTCAACATGCGGCCGATAGACAACAGTTTATTGACCAAGCACAATCTTTAAACCTATTCTTTAGGCCTGATGTGAATGTGAAATACCTACATGCAGTTCACTTTCAAGCATGGAAACAAGGACTGAAGACATTATACTATTGCCGTAGTGAGAAGTTGGCTAAGGCAGATAAAGTATCGAAGCGCATTGAACGCCAAGTTATTGAAGAAATTGATTTGAAACAATTGGCATCTGATGATTCAGTATGCTTAGCGTGTGAAGGGTAATAATGTCTCACATTATTGCAAATTTACCACCGGTAAAGTGTTTTGTGCATAAAGAATTCTTATATGATTTTGAAAAAGGATTTGGTGAACTTGTTCCTTGCTGGTGGGTAAGTATTAAATCTCTGAGAGGACAAGCCTTTCGTATTGAATCATATTTAAATGAATATGGTGCTTTGTATGATAAATTGCCAATTAGTGCATACTGTTGGAAACCAATTGAAGGCGAACCGTTACCATTAGATTGTCTGCAATTATGGGATTGTTTAAGTTATGATATTACTGTATTGAAGAAAGCACAACTTCAATCTATGAAATGTAAATTTAAACTAAAGACAGGAGACTGGATGTACGGTGAATATATGTTCACAATAGATTCAGCTCATCCAGATTTTAATGTTATAGATACTGGCTTCTCTGAGGATGTTGAGGACCATAAGTCATATAACTTTATTAAATGTGACAATGGACAATTTGCGTGTCAACCAAATAATAGAATGATTGTATTTGAACCTTCAAGTAATCCTAAAGAATTAAAATATCCAGACTTTAAAGTATCAACCAAAAAATGGTCTGTTGAAACCGAAGCCAAATGGTCTCTCGGTGACACAGACACTTACATGTATGAAAGAAAAGAAAAATGAAAAAAGTAATAAGATTTACCGCCTCATGGTGCCAACCATGTAAAATGTTGGCTAAAACATTAGAAGATGTACAGACCAACTTACCAATTGAAATTGTCGATATTGATAAAGATTCTGATGTTGCAATCGAATATGGCATTCGTGGTGTGCCAACATTGGTTATGGTTGAAGATGGTACGATATTGAAACGCTTAGTTGGTATGCAGAACACAAAACAATTACAGGAATGGTTCAATGATTAAAAAAACTAACAGCCGATTGACCGATGAGCGGTCAGCATTCAAACCCTTTAATTATCCATGGGCATATGATGCATGGTTGAAACATGAACAATCACATTGGTTGCATACGGAAGTACCAATGGCTGAAGATGTTAAAGATTGGAAAAAGAAACTATCTACAAGTGAGAAAGAGTTTTTGACCAATATTTTCCGTTTCTTTACACAAGGTGATATTGACGTTGCAGGGGGTTATGTTAATAATTACTTGCCATATTTTCCACAACCAGAAGTTCGAATGATGTTGTTAGGCTTTGCAGCTCGTGAAGCATTACACATTGCGGCTTATAGCCACTTGATTGAAACTCTTGGCCTGCCTGATACCACATACAACCAATTCATGGAGTATCAGGAGATGAAGGACAAACACGATTATGTGATGAACATCTCAGCTCAGAATACTACAAAAGAAAATACAGCAACACATATTGCCGTGTTCTCAGCATTCACAGAGGGTATGCAACTGTTCAGCTCATTTGTTATGTTGTTGAATTTCCCACGTACAGGTAAAATGAAGGGTATGGGTCAAATTGTTACTTGGTCTATTGTTGATGAAACAATGCATGCCGAGAACATGATGAAGTTATTTAAGACCTATATACAAGAAAACAATGAAATCTGGAATGATGATTTGAAATCTAGAATCTACACCATTGCTGAAAGAATGGTTGAACTAGAAGATAAATTTATTGATTTGGCATTTAGTAGTGGTGAGATGGAAGGTCTTACAGCGGATGAATTGAAGAAATACATCCGTTACATTGCTGATAGAAGACTCATTGGCCTTGGTATGAAAGGCATTTTTAAAGTTAAACGTAATCCACTCCCATGGGTTGAAGAAATGATTAATGCACCAACGCATACTAATTTCTTTGAGAACCGGTCTACTGACTATGCTAAGGCTGCTCATACTGGTACATGGGATAATGTGTGGGCTTAATTTAAATACAACAAAAAAAGGATTAATATGAAAAAATTACTAGTTATCGCACTTATGGTGCCTTTCATTGCTTTTGCTCAGGGCAAACAAAAACCTGGTGTGACATATGATGCAGTATTGACCAGAGTGGTTGATGGTGATACAGTTGCATTTCAAGCCAACTTTCTACCTGAACCACTAAAGAAAGAACTTAGCATTCGTGTCTTTGGTGTTGATACACCAGAGAAAGGCCATCGTGCATTGTGCCCTAGTGAGGCCACAAGAGGTGAAGCTGCAAGTGCTTTCACTAAGGCAGCCGTAAATGCTTCAACTAAGCGCCAAGTTGTCCTAATGGATTGGGACAAGTATGGTGGCCGTGTGTTGGGTGATGTATTACTTGATGGTAAAAGTTTGCGCCAAATGTTAATTTCAAATGGCTTTGCCCGTGAATACTATGGCGAGGCAAAACAAAGCTGGTGTAACTAATGGCTACACTACATCACGTATGCGATAACTGCGATTCACAATTCACAATCAAATATGATGTGGAAAAATGTGAAGATGATCCTCACTTCTGTCCATTCTGTAGCGAATACATACTAGAGAATGACACAGAAGATGAGGATGATTAATGTGGTTATATAACAATATAGAATTTACAGAAGACATGGTTGGTGATTGGTTTGGGTATATCTACGAAATCACCAACCTCATCGATGGCCGCAAGTATGTGGGTAAGAAATTATTCACCCGAGCCGGCACAAAACAAATCAAAGGTAAAAAGAAAAAGGTTCGCCTGTCCTCTGGATGGGCGAACTATTGGTCTTCGTCCAAAGAATTACAAGAGGACGTTAAAAAACTAGGAGAGGAGAACTTCAGTCGAAAGATATTGTACCTATGTAAAACTAGGTCAGAATGTTCATATAGAGAAACTAAGGAGATTTTTATCAGAGATGCACTATTAACCACGGAATACTACAACTCATGGGTATCTTGCAAAATACACAAGGCACATGTGTTGAATAAGTTATGAAATATTGTAAAGAACCAGACTCGTTACCTAAAAGAAGGAAAACCATGGCTCGTAAGACAACTGCCAATACAATCATTGAAACCGAAAGAGTTTCAAAACCATCCAATCACCTCAAACTGAGGCTTGATGACCTTAAAACATTTGACCCATTGACAGAGAATCAAAGACTATTCTTTGATGCATATAAACGTGGTGATTATTTCGTAGCACTACATGGTGTTGCAGGTACAGGTAAAACATTCTGTGCATTGTATAAAGCCATTGAAGAAGTAATGGACAAATCTAACCCATTTGCTAAGATTATTATTGTTCGCTCTGCCGTACAGAGCCGAGAGATTGGCCACCTGCCAGGTGATGTAAATGAGAAGATGGAAATCTATCAACAACCCTATCGCCAAATCTGTGAGACACTATTTGGTCGCAAGGACGCATGGGATAGGTTAGAAGAACAAGGCCACATTGAATTCATATCTACATCATTCATTCGTGGTATGACATGGGACGATGCTATTATCATTGTAGATGAATGTCAAAATCTAACATGGGAAGAAATACACACCTGTATGACCCGTGTGGGTTACCGTTCAAAAATTATGTTCTGTGGAGACTATCGCCAAACGGATCTTAATAAGAAGAAAAGTGATTTGTCTGGTTTGAGTAGATTTTTAGACATAGCTAATTTGATGAAATCACATACCCGTATAGAAT